ATGTTGCATTAGTTATGTTACCTCTTCTTGTTCCTGCAGGTGCAAACCAAGGATAAGAAACTTGATCGCTTAAAGCAATAGTTCTTAACATCATATGACTAGCCGGAACAACAATATTATTACCAAAATTATCACTTGTAAAACCGCTTGGATAATAAACTGCAATGTATGGATCTGCTGAAGTTAAACCAACAATATTGTCTTCTGTTGCTCCATTGACATTAGTTGCCCATTCATTAAGCACAGTAGCATTTGGTTGTAATTTAAACGGTGAATCGCCTACAATAAATGCTGATAGGTTTCTATCATAATTTAATGAATTCATTTCTCCAATTAGCTCTGGATATCCCGGACAAGCCATTAAATTAAATAATCTCGATTCGTCATCTCTAATTTCATCATTGCTGTTAACAACAGCTTGCAATTGTTGAACAACAACTTTTCTTTGTGCAATGCTTCCAAACGATCCGCTACCATCAACTTGATTTCCTGATTCAGTTACCCATCTATCAGGAAAATATGTAGTCTCTGGAGTCAACCCAGTCATTGATTCGTTATTATATCTTACATTCTTACCGGCTAAATCATAATAGTTTTTCTTGTATCTTTTAACATTGAAACCACTTCGTCTTAGATTAAATAATAACATTCCTTTAGGATATAATGCTGGATCAGGACTATCTGGATCAACATAATCGCTAGCCAGCAAATCTACAATATCTCCTGGTTTATCGCTATTCACACCTGATGTATTATATCTTGCATCAGCAAATAAAACACCATCTTCTGTTGTTTGATCTGACGTATCTAAAATAAACCATCTATTTGCTTTTGGTAAGTCTGTCCTATCATTATTATATCTAAAAATTTGAGGATATAATTCTATATTCGAAGTATCTATCCATAGATCTCCAGTAACTAGAGCAGTGTTATCGCTTTGAGTTTTTGGCATTGACGCACTTACTATTGGTCCATTAGGATCAGTTTGGTCTGCTTCAATTGCAGTATAATATGGGCTAGCGGTACCTGACATACCTGATGCACCATCGTATTGATATCCTACAAATTCACTACCGTTGTGGACAAGAATGTCAACTTCGTCAATAATAGAACTGTACCATAAAGAATTATCAGCAGTGTCTGCTACAACTTCAGTATCGCTTGCTGTGTAACTTAAAACTTTCCATAAAGTTCCCTGTAATTGCCACGGACTTGTATTAGTATCAGTACCAGGCCAATAATACAGGTTTTCTACTCCTGTTGTTTCATCTTGGTATGGAACAAAACCAGCAGACGCTAATACACCGTCTGTATCTACAAATTTCATTTCTCCGCCTAAAGAATGCGATATCGTTACTTTATTTTGAGCACTTACATTTGCACTTAAATTCTTAACGCCGGCTCCGTTTATTGCATCTGCTAAAGCAGTTGCATCGGTTGTTGTTCCAGTAAAATCTACTGAGATTGTTACTGCTGCCAACAAATCTAATTCTCCTGCATCGGATACTTGTACGGTGAATGTTTGGGCATTGCCACTCATTTGAGTACTTATTCTTGATCCAGTAATCTGGGTAGGCGCTATATCGTTTCTTCTATAAAATTTGATTGTTGCTACCGGTCGGCTAGCATTTCCAATGTTTGTTTGAGCATAAATTTCTCCTGTAAGTAACGTGCTGCCTCCTCCACTTCTATCTAATGTGTAAAGGGCTTCTTGATTGCTTCCATACACTGAAATATCTTGTTGCTCCCATAACTTTGTGTTATCGTTCCATTTTTGAACTGAAAATGCCATACCTTTATTTGGACTAGTTGTTTTTAACCATATAGATCCAGTTGGTCGAGGCTGATCTGCTGTACTTTTATATTCTGGTACAATAGTATGAGGATTTATTTCTAAAGCAGGAACATAATATGTTGCTTGTCCGGTACCTATATCAAAAGCAATACCAAGCTCAGACAATGGGTTAATATTAGCACTTGGATTATTTGTTAAAACAATTGTCTCAACTTCGCCACCTACTCCATCTGTGCCATCGCTATAAATTTCAAGTCTGCCGTCAACAACTGCAGCTGATATATTTCCGTTTGGATGATTTGTAATAATTGTATTTTTCACATCTTCTACAGTGTTTCCTGGACTTACAACGATAGTAACTCCATTAATATCAAAATCTGCAGCAACTGCACCAACATCATTTGAGAAAACAGTGTTAACTGCTGTTCCTCTTACACTTGCCCAACTTTTTCGCCATGCATCGCTTCCAACAAGAACCCATTCAGTTGTTGCTCTGTAGAAAATTTTATTTAAAGTTGTTGTAGCGATTACAGCATATGAACCTTCTAAACCAACAGATTTTTTTGGAATATCTCCTGCAAATCCGTTAACAGCTACTGAGCCACCGTTTACAACAAGATCGGTAGTTTCGGTTATCACAATTGGTGTTCTTACTGTGAAATTTTGCCCCCCATCTAAGATAGATGCTCCGTTCCATTCTTGAATACCCCATAACGAAGTACTTGTGTCTAACCAATAAGTTCCATCTGCTGGATCAGCTCCAGGAGCAGTAGGCGACCCTTCTAAAGCAGCTAAATCTACATCTGCTCTTACGATGTAAGCTCTATTTGCAATTCCTAAATAAGAATACGCAGCTTGCAGTCCGTATTCATTAAGTTCTCCTCCATGAATTGGATTGTTGTTGTTATCTGTTTTAAAGATTGGATCGCCAAAGGTATCTACTAAATCTCTTTGTGATGTTATAAGATACGGTACACCAGCATTTACTGCTAATGTTCCAGGAGCTGTACCTGTGCCGGCTCCGTTGGGTTTGTTTGAAGCTGTTGCTACAAAAATACAAGGTAAGGTGCCTGGTTCGGCTGGAGTATAAAAACTCTCGTCAACTACTTTAACCTCTACACCTGGTGATACTAGTGCCATGTTACATTCTCCTATAAGGCTTAAATATTCTAAAAGTATTTATAAAAAAAATAGTAATTTTCTTTTCTTAGATACCGTCAAAAAGGTGCAGTAAAGGTGAGATAAATATAAAATGAGACCTTTGTGTATCTGTGGATTTAGACCAGCTGCAATTAATTATAAAAAAAATAATAAAATTTATTATAGAAAAAAATGTGATATTTGTCTAAAAACACCAACTGTTTGTATTGGTATTCCAAAATGGAAACAATCAGGTTATATTAAGAAAACTTTTTGTGAAAAATGTAATTATAAAAGTAATTATCCTGAACAATTTAATGTATACCACATTGATGGAAATTTAAATAATTGCAGAATTAACAATTTAAAAACAATTTGTGCTAATTGTCAACGTATTTTGTATAAAGAGGGAGTAAAATGGAAACAGGGAGATTTGCTTCCAGATTTCTAGCCTATAATAAATCCATATCCTGTACCGCCTGCAACTGCTGTAGAAATTTCTTGTTCTAATTTTTCCATTTCTGCTTGTGCTTCGGCTTTTAATGCATCACCATTCAGTTGTCCACCGCCTTGTGGTCCGGCTATTGTAGCAAATTTAGATCGTGCTTCGCCAAGCATCATTTTACACATTGCTAAAGCATAGTCTTTTATCCAAACATTACCCATATAATCACTTAATAATTGATCGTCTGGTCTGTAGTTATAACACTCTAGTAATAACGTTTCTTCTGCTCTAGGTCGTTGTAGTATTGTTAAGACATGACGTGTCCTATTCCAATTGAATTCTATAAAAGATCCAAACATCCTTCCTACAAGTTCTTGGAATTGACTAAAAAAATCATAGGTTGCTAACCCGCCTAAATTAGAACTTGCAAGTAAATAGGTATTTGTATATGCTAAGTTAAATGGTTCGAAAATACTACCACCGTCACCACCACCTGTTCGAGAGCCAATACTACGTCTAAAAATACGCCTTACTTCTAAAATTTCTTTTGGTAAGGTGTAGGTATTTTGATCTACAATTGTTGGCATAAAAAAATAACTTTCTTCTGTACTATTTTCATTACGTTGCCTATATCGTGATAAAGCTTTATCTAAAGCAGTTTCATAGTGTACAGGATCCAGTTCTACATCTACCATTCCTCCACCTAGCATGTTGTGAATGTAATCGTAAACTTCTTGTCTTAATGTAGCTAATTCAGTCATATTTTTATGTCTCCTATAGTATTTATCGACTCGATAAATACTATATGCCTAGAATATCTTTATATAAACCCAGTAAAGGGAATG